ATGACTGCGACATTGATCGAGGGGCCGGCGCAGGAGCCCGTCTCGCTCGCTGATATGAAAACCTATCTGCGCGTCTGCGAGGATGGCGAAGACGATCTGATCGCCTCGCTGATCACTGCGGCGCGCGCCGCGATCGAGACTGCCACAGGCCGCCTGATGATGCGCCAGACCTGGCGGCTCGTGCTGGATCGCTGGCCGCCGGGCCGCATGCTGCGTGTGCCGCTCGGTCCGTTGCTTGGGCTCGCGGCAGCCCGTGTCGCCGACGCCGGCGGCAGTCTGCAGACCGTGCCGCCCGGCTATTTCGTCGTGGACGTGCTTTCCGGCGCCGGCCGCATCGGACTTGGCCCGGATGTGCCGACGCCTGGCGTCGCCACCAATGGGATCGAGCTCGACCTCGTCGTCGGCTATGGCGCCGACCCCGAGCGCGTGCCGATGCCGATGCGCCAGGCGCTCCGCCAGCTCGCGGCGGGCTGGTACGAGCGCCGGGGCGATTCGGCCGCCGCCGCCTCTCTGCCGGCCGAGGTCGCGGCTTTGCTCGCGCCCTATCGCCCGATGAGGCTCTGAGATGGCGGATATCGGCAGGATGAGCCGCCCCCTTACGTTGGAGAGAGCGGTCGATACGCCGGATGATGTCGGTGGCTTCACGCGGCGCTGGTGCAGAATTGCCCGGCTATGGGCGGCCGTGGAGCGGTCGCAGGCCATCTCGAGCGAGCGGGATCGCAGCGACCGCCGCGAACTCGCCATGACCTATCGCGTGACGCTGCGCTGGCGCGGCGACGTCACCGGCAACTGCCGGTTTCGTGACGGCAGACGCCTGTTGGCCGTCCTGAGTGCGGCAGACCCCGACGGTCGGCGGCGCCGGCTCGTCTGCGTCGTCGAGGAGGTGACACCATGAGCGATCCCGTGGGTGATCCGACGCCGGCTGAACTGGCGAGCCCTGTGCTCGCCTTGCGCCGCGCGATCGTCACCTGTATCGCGGCCGATGCCGACCTCACCGGTCTTCTCGGCGGCGCCCGCATCCACGATGCGGTCCCGCGTGCCGCCACGGGGGTCTTCGTGGTGTTCGGCGAGGTCCGCTGCCGCGACTGGTCGACCATGACGGACCGCGGCCACGAGCAGGACATCAGCCTGACGGTCTGGTCGAAGACGGGGGGCGCACGGCCGGCACTCGCCGCCGCGGCGCGCATCGAGCGACTGCTGCATGACGCGTCCCTTCCGCTCGAGGGGCATCGCCTGATCAATCTCCGCTTCACGTCATCGGAGACACGCCGCGACGAGCGCGCCGACCTCGCCCGCGTGACCGTGCGGCTGCGCGCCGTGACCGAATGTCTCGCTGGTCCCTGATCCCCGAAATTCCGATCCCCGAATTGCCCATCCCCCAAAAAACTCCCATGCGTGAGGACGATTGAACATGAGCGCCCAGAAAGGCAAGGACCTCCTGCTGAAGGTGGCGGGGGAGCCATCCGGCTTCGTGACCGTGGCCGGCTTGCGCAGCAACCGGCTGGCCTTCAACGCCGAGACCGTGGACATCACCCACCAGCAATCGGCCGGGCGCTGGCGCGAGCTCCTCGCGGGGGCCGGCGTGCGCCGGGCCAGCATCGCGGGCGCCGGCGTCTTCAAGGATGAAGCCTCCGACGAGCGCGTGCGGCAGATCTTCTTCGATGCGCTCATCCTGAGCTGGCAGGTGGTGATCCCGGATTTTGGCGTCATCGAGGGCCCGTTTCAGATCCTCTCGCTCGAATATTCCGGAGAGCACGCGGCGGAAGTCACCTTCACGCTTGCGCTTGAGTCGGCCGGCGCCCTGACCTTCACCGCGTCATGAGGCCGGTGATGACCGCACGATGGGCCAACCGCCACCGGGGCGAGATCGAGGCCGAGCTCGATGGCCGGCGCCACGTCCTCTGCCTGACGCTCGGGGCGCTCGCCGAGCTGGAGACCGCCTTCGGCGCGGACGATCTTGCCATGCTCGGCCGCCGGCTCGCGGAGGGACGGCTGTCCGCCCGGGACATCGTCAGGATTCTCGGCGCCGGCCTGCGTGGCGGCGGCAGCACTCTCTCCGATGACGAGGTGGCGAGCCTGCCTGTCGCCGGCAATCTCGACACTTACGCGCGCTGCGTGGCGAATCTGCTCGCGGCCGCCTTCGGCGCGGCGAAGCCTCAGCCGGTTGAGGCCACCGCAAACCCTTGAGCGCCGCAGGACGCCGCCGAGCCGAGCCGTCGACGCCCGCCCCGCTGCCCTGGGACGCGGTGATGGCTTTCGGCCTCGGCGTCCTGCGGCTGGCGCCCGCTGAATTCTGGGCGATGACGCCGCGCGAGCTCGCCGCCGCCATCGAGGGGCACACGGGGCGCGGCTTGCGTTCCACTCCACTCGGCCGGGAGCGGCTCGCGCAACTCATGGCGGCCTTCCCTGATGAGGCCGGGCCGCACGACCTTGCAAAGGAGCGATGATCATGGCGGACAGCTACCTGCAGGCTGACGACGTCACGGCGCTGGCCGATGCCCGTGATGCCGTCAAGGACCTCGACAGCCTTTCACGCCAGTTCGGCCGGTCGATCAGCGATTCCTTCGCCAAGGCGGCGTCAGGCAGCCGCCAGTTGGAGGATGTGCTGCGCAATGTCGGCTCGCGGCTGACCGAGATCGGCCTGAAGGCCGCACTCAAGCCGCTCGGAGAGGCGCTCACATCCGGGCTTGAAAGCCTCGTGACGACGGGGGGGAGCTCGCTGCTTGGCGGGCTGTCGCTCAACGCCATGGGCAATGTCTTCGATGGGGGCCGCGTCAGGCCCTTCGCCACCGGCGGCGTTGTCGCGACGCCGACCTATTTCCCCATGCAGGGCGGTGTCGGGCTCATGGGTGAGAGCGGCCCGGAGGCGATCCTCCCCCTCGCGCGCGGAGCCGATGGCCGGCTCGGGGTCGCTGCTTCCGGGTCTTCGCCCACCACAAACGTCGTCGTGAATATCGCCACCAGCGACGCCGAAAGCTTCCGCCGGTCGGAGACGCAGGTCTCGGCCGCCCTTGCGCGCGCCGTGGCACGCGGCCAGCGCGCCCTGTGAGGAGCCTCCATGCCCGATGATTTCCATGACATCCGTTTCCCGCTCGATGTCGCCCTGGCCGCGAGCGGGGGGCCGGAATGGCGCACCGACGTCGTCACGCTCGGCTCCGGCCATGAGCACCGCAACGCGCGCTGGGCGCATTCCCTCCGCCGCTATGATGCGGGCTACGGCGTGAAGTCGCTCGACGCGCTGGCGGCGGTGCTCACCTTTTTCGAGGAGCGCCGCGGCCGTCTGTTCGGCTTTCGCTGGCACGACCGGCTGGACGGCAAATCCTGCGCCCCGTCGCTGACGCCCCAGCCCACCGATCAGGTGATCGGGCAGGGCGACGGCGCGCGCCTGGCCTTCCCACTCGTCAAGACCTATGGCGCGGTCCATGACCCCTATGTGCGCCGCATCACGAAGCCTGTCGCGGGTTCCGTGCGGGTTGCCATCGACGGTGTCGAGCCGTCCGCCGGAACCTTCACCTGCGACGCGGCCACGGGCGTTGTCACCTTCGCCACCCCCCCGGCGGCGGGGCAGGTCGTGACGGCGGGCTATGTCTTCGACGTGCCCGTTCGCTTCGACATCGACCGGCTCGAGGTGGATCTCGCTGCCTTCACGGCCGGCAGCATTCCGAAGATTCCCCTTGTCGAACTCAGCGGCTGAAGGACAGGAGCCATCCCATGCGCACGATCGATCCAGGGCTCGCCGGCCACCTCGCCGGCGGGGTGACGACCCTGTGCCATTGCTGGAAGCTGACCCGCCGCGATGGCGTCGCGATGGGGTTCACCGACCACGACCGTGATCTCACCTTCTCCGACGTCGTTTTCCGGGCCGGCACCGGCCTGGAGGCGGCCGAGGTCACGGCCGAGCGCGGCTTCGCGATCGGCGGCGGTGACGTCTCGGGCGTCCTGACGGCCGCGAGCCTGACCGAGGACGACCTCGCCTCCGGCTTCTACGATGATGCGAATATCGAGCTGTGGCTCGTCAACTGGGCGAATGTCACGGAGCGCCTGCTGCTGGATGTCGGCGCGACGGGCGAGGTGCGGCGTACCGAACATGCCTTCGCGGCGGAGGTGCGCGGGCTCATGCATCGTTACGGGGAGGAGCGGGGGCGCGTCTATCGCACCACCTGTTCGGCTGATCTCGGCGATAGCCGTTGCGGCATCGATCTCGACGATCCGGCTTTCGCGGCTGAGGTCGCGGTGACCTCGACCGACGGCCGCCTCGGCTTCGGATCGACGGATCTCGGAGGCTATGCGGATGGCTGGTTCACGGCCGGTCAGGTCCGCTGGATCGACGGTGCCAATGCCGGCATGCGCGTGGATGTGAAGGCGTATCGCGCGGTCACGGGGCGCGGCGAAGTCCTCATGTGGCAACCGGTGCCGCGCACCATCGTCGTGGGCGACCGGCTGCGCATCACCGCCGGCTGCGACAAGCGTTTCGCGACCTGCCGCGCCAAATTCGCCAATGCGGCCAATTTCCGCGGCTTTCCGCATATGCCTGGCAATGATTTCGTCGTGCGCTATCCGCTGCCGGGGGAATCGGGCCACGATGGCGGCAGTTTCTTCCGATGAGCGCGCCGCCGGCCCGTTCAGATGTCGTCGCGGCCGCGCGAGGCTGGATCGGCACGCCCTACCGGCATCAGGCGTCGCTGCGCGGTATCGGCTGCGATTGTCTCGGCCTGGTGCGGGGTGTCTGGCGGCAGCTCTACGGCGCCGAGCCCGAGGCGCCGCCGCCCTATAGCCAGGACTGGGCCGAAGCCGGCCGCCGGGAGATCCTGGCGGAGGCGATGCTGCGCCATTTCCAGTCGCACAATGGTGCCACGGCCCGTCCTGGCGACGTCCTTCTCTTTCGCTGGCGCGCCCATCTGCCGGCGGCCCATCTCGCCATCGCCACGGCCGGCGACCGCATGGTGCACGCCCATGCCGGGGCGAGCGTTGCGGAAGTCGCCATCGGCGCCTGGTGGCTCAGCCACCGCGTCGCAAGCTTTTCTTTTCCGGAGATCCAGGACTGATGGCCACACTCGTCCTTCAGGTAGCCGGCTCGGCCATTGGCGGCGCGATCGGCGGGCCGTTCGGCGCCATCATCGGCCGCGCCATAGGCGGGCTCGCGGGTGCGGCCATCGACACCGCGCTCCTCTCTTCGGGCGGCGGCACCCGCTACGTGGAGGGGCCGCGCCTCACTGACGTCCAGGGGTTGACCTCCACCGAAGGCGCCGGCGTCCCGCGCGTCTATGGCCGCGCCCGCGTCGGCGGCCAGCTCATCTGGGCGACGCGGCTCGAGGAGGTCGCCCATACGAGCGAGGCCAGCACGGGCAGCGGCAAACTGGGCAGTGGCGGCTCCACGGTGACGACCAATTACAGCTATTTCGCCAATCTCGCCGTGGGGCTGTGCGAGGGGCCGATTGCCTTTGTGCGCCGCGTCTGGGCCGACGGCCGCGAGCTCGACCAGAGCACCTTCGTCATGCGCGTCCACCACGGCCACGACGATCAGGACGCAGACCCGCTCATCGTCGCCAAGGAGGGGGCGGACAATGCACCGCGCTATCGCGGCCTCGCCTATGTCGTGTTCGAGCGTATGCCGCTCGAGGATTTCGGCAATCGCATCCCGCAATTCTCCTTCGAGGTTCTGCGGCCGGTATCCGGACTGGCCGAGATGGTGCGCGCGGTGGATCTCATTCCAGGAGCGAGCGAGTTCATCTATGAGCCCGCGGCGGTGTCGCAGGTTCTCGGCCCGGGCGTCACGCGTTCGGAGAACCGCCATCAGCTGTTCCGGCCGAGTGACGTCATCGCCTCCCTCGACGTGCTGCAGGCGCTTTGCCCCAATCTGGAGCGGATCGCGCTCGTCGTGAGCTGGTTCGGCGATGACCTGCGGGCGGGGCATTGCACGATCGCACCGCGTGTCGAGCGCCATCTGAAGTCCACGGAGGACCTCCAGTGGCGGGCGGCCGGGCTCGACCGTGTGTCGGCCGGCCAGGTCAGCCAGCTCGACGGCCGTCCGGCCTATGGCGGCACGCCGTCCGATGACGCGGTGATCAATCTGATCCGGACCATCAAGGCGCGCGGCTTCGAGGTCGTCCTCTATCCATTTCTGATGATGGACTTGAGCCCGGGCAACGACTTGCCGAACCCCTATGCGGATACGCCCGGCCAGCCGGCCTATCCCTGGCGGGGGCGTATCACCTGCCATCCCGCGCCGGGGCAGGCGGGGTCGCCGGACGGCACGGCCGAGGCGGGGGACCAGGTGGCCCATTTCTTTGGCGCGGCCTTGCCTGGTCATTTCACGGCGGGTGTCGATGCCGTGCTCTATGCGGGTCCCGACGAATGGAGCCTGCGTCGCCAGATCCTGCACTATGCGCATCTCGCCACGGTCGCCGGAGGCGTCGATGGCTTCATCATCGGCTCGGAATTCGTGGGGCTGACACGGGTCCGGCGCGGGGAGGGCCTTTACCCGGCGGTCGAGCAGTTGATCACCCTGGCGACGGATGTCCGCAGCGTCGTCGGGCCGGGCACCAAAATCCTGTATGCCGCGGACTGGACCGAATATGGCGCCCATGTCCGCGATGGCGGGGAGGTGCGTTTCCCGCTCGACCCGCTGTGGGCGTCTCCTGGGATCGACGCGATCGGCATCGATTTCTACCCGCCTTTCACCGATTGGCGTGACGGAACCACCCATCGCGACGCGGCCGAGGCCTATTCGATCTATGATCCGGACTACCTCAGACGCAGGATCACCGCGGGCGAAGCCTTCGACTGGTACTATGCCAGCGATGGCGATCGAGACGCGCAGATCCGGACGCCGATCACCGACGCTGACTATGGCAAGCCCTGGATCTATCGCGCCAAGGACCTGGTGGGCTGGTGGCAGAACGCCCATGTCGAGCGGGTCGGCGGGGTGGAAACGGAGACGACCGCGTGGGTGCCCCGCGCCAAGCCCATCTGGCTGACCGAGATCGGCATCCCGGCGGTGGACAAGGGCACCAACGGCCCGAATGTCTTCCCCGATCCGAAATCGTCGGAATCCGCCTATCCGCCCTATTCGCGCAGGGTGCGGGACGATCTCATCCAGAACCGGGCGCTGGACGCGCTGATCGGCTACTACGGCGGGGGCGATGCGGCGGCAAACCTGGTCTCGCCGCTGTATGGCGGGCCGATGGTCGATCCCGCCGGCATCTTCGTCTGGGCCTGGGACGCGCGGCCCTTTCCGGCCTTTCCCGATCAGGCGGATACCTGGGCGGATGGCACGAACTGGCAGAGCGGCCACTGGCTGACCGGCCGACTGGAGGGCCTGCCACTCGATCGGCTCGTCGCCCGTGTGCTCGATGATTTCGGGCTCCCGCCGGCCGCCGAGCTTGGGATCGACGGTTTTCTCGACGGTTATGTCGTCGAGCGTCCCATGAGTGTTCGGGCGATCCTGGAACCCTTGGCCGGGGCCTATGGCTTTGATGCGGTCGCCAGCGGGCTGGCCGTCCATTTCCGCGGGACGGGGCGGCGCCCCCTCCTCGTCCTGGAGCCGGGCGCCATCGTTCCGAACGATAGCGGCGCGGGTTTGGCCTTGCGCCGCGCCCAGGAAACCGACCTGCCGCGTGAATATCGCATCGGCTTTACCGACGGGGATCGCGAATACAGGCGCAGCGCTGCCGCGTCGCGGCGCTTGAGCGCCGGCAGCGCCGGCGAAGAGGGCAGCGATCTCGCCATCATCACCGGTCCGGCCGAAGCGCAGCGCCTGGCAGACCTTGCCTTGCAGGATGCCTGGATTGGCCGCGAGACGCTCGATCTCGGCCTGAGCCCCCGGATGGTCGGGGTCGAGCCGGGCGATCTCCTCGACGTGCCCGTCGGGAGCGGACGGCGGATCTACCAGGTCCAGCAGATCACGGACGGCCTCTCCCGGAGCGTCGGCCTGCGTGCCATCGAGCCGACGCTGCACGACGGCGCGGCACCCGACATTCCCCGCCATACGGCGCCGTCGCCGCCTGTTCCCGGGCGGCCGGCGGTCGTCATTCTGGATCTGCCGGTCGCGACGCAAAGCCCGCCGATGCTGCAGCATATGGCGGTCTCGGCCGATCCGTGGCCGGGGCGCGAGGTGGTCTGGCGGTCGGCCGACGGCACGAGCTACGTGCAACACGCGGTCACCCCGTTGTCGGCCGCGGTCGGCGAGACTTTGGATGTCCTCGCGCCCGGACCACTCTGGCGTTGGGACAACGCCAATGGGTTGATGGTGCGGCTCTGGGGCGGCGCCGTCACGAGCATCGCCGACACGGCGGCCCTTGCAGGGGAGAACAGCTTCGCACTGAAGGGCCCCGACGGGCTGTGGGAGATCCTCACGGCGGCGCGGGCGGAGATGGTCGGCGACGGTGTTTACCGCCTCAGCCGCTTTCTCCGCGGCCTCGGCGGCTCGGAGGACGCCGCGCGCCGCCCGGTGCCGGCGGGCGCGACCCTGGTGCGCCTCGACCGCGCGGTCTTCGGCCTCACCGACAGCACGGCCGACCTCGGTCGCACCTGGCACTATCGTGTCGGGCCGGTGGGCCGGGACCACGGCGATCCGCTCATGCGCGCGGTGAGCGCGACGGTAGGACGGCTGGCGCTGATGCCCTTTGCGCCCGTCCATGTTCGCGCGCGCCGGGTGGCCGGCGGGATCGTGATCTCCTTCATCAGGCGCAGCCGGATCGGCGGCGATGCCTGGGAGATCGCCGAGATCCCGCTCGGAGAGGAGGGCGAGGCCTATGAACTCGATATCCGCGACGGCGAGGATGTGAGGCGCAGGCTGACGACGGGTTCGCCCGCAGCCTTCTATCCGGACGCGGACGAACTGGCCGATTTCGGCAGCGTCCAGGCCACGCTGGCGCTCACGCTCGCGCAGATGAGCGCCGCTGCCGGCCGTGGATTTGAGACACGCGTCACCGTTCCCATCCTCTAGTTTCCGGATCGTTCCATGACAGAAACGCCCAATCTTGCGCTGCCGTTCATCGCGGCGGCGCAGGCGCAGAAACACGTCACCCACAACGAGGCGCTGCTGAAGCTCGATGTGCTCGTGCAACTGGCGGTTGAGGATCGCCATCTCGCCGGTCCGCCGTCCTCGCCGGCGGAGGGCGCCGCGTGGATCGTCGCGTCCCCGGCGACAGGCGCCTGGACCGGCCATGAACAGGAGGTCGCGGCGTTTCAGGACGGCGCATGGGCCTTCCTGACCCCACGCATCGGCTGGCAGGCCTATGCGCGGGACGAGGCTCTGCGTGTGACCTGGACGGGCACCGCTTGGACGGCGCCGGTGGGCGGCAGCGGTGTCGTCGCTGGTTCGAGCCACGGAGCGACGACCGGCTTCGCGATCGTCGAGGAAGACATCACGCTGACCGGCGCCAGCGTCACCTCAGGCATCGTCATTCCCGATCGCGCGATCGTGCTGGCGGTGACCGAGCGTGTCACCGAGGCGGTGACGGGTGCGACATCCTTCTCCGTCGGCCTTGCCGGGGAGCCCACGAAATTCGGCAACCTTCTCAGCGTAGCTCTCGGTTCGCACAACATCGGGGTGATCGGCCCCACCGCCTTCTACGCCGACACCGCCCTTCTCATCACGGCGAACGGCGGCGCCTTCACGGGCGGCAAGCTGCGCGCAGCCATCCACTATGCACATTTCGACGCCGCATCCCCCTGATCCCTCCATCGGGAACATCGCAATGAAGCTGGCACGCTACGATTTCACGGTGGTGCGCGGCAATAACCGCCCCATCACCTTCCGATTCAAGACGGGCGCGGTCGGAGCGGCAGAGCCGCTCGATCTCAGCGGCGGCGAGATCGTCCTGACGCTCGTCTCGCGCCTCGGCCTCCTCCGCAAATCCACAGGCGACGCTGATGGGCTCACGGTCATCCCGTCTGCCGGCGCGTTGACCTGGCAGCCTACCCTGGCCGAGTCACGCGCGATCCCTGAGGGGCGTCTCTCGACCTATGAGATCGAGTGGCGCCGCCCGGACGGCAGCCAATTCACCCTGCTGCGTGGCGCCATCACCGGCGTCGGCGGCCTTGCCGACGACTGAGGGAGGTCACCTTGTCCTGCGACAGCGAGCATATGTGCGACATTGACGGTCCGACCGTTCTGGTTCCGGACAGCGATGAGCCTCTGGTCATCGAGGTTGACGTGCCAGGGGCCCCCGGGCCAAGCGGGCCGCCAAACCAACTCTCGATCGGTACGGTCTCCACGGGCGCGGTCGCCGTCACGATAACAGGGACGGCGCCGAATCAGGTCCTCAATCTGACGCTGCCGGACGGAGGAGGCCCGAATACCGCCGCGGCAGCCGAACTCGGCGCCTCGCTTGCGGCTGTACGCGCGTGTGGCGTGACGCGGCGGCCGTGCCGTGTCCTCGACTTCGCCAATGGCGTCTTCTTCCTGCGGCACAGCTTGTCAACGGCATCCTGGGCAGCGATTGTCGCGGGCCTGGGCGCGACCTTCTCGCGCGCCACACCGGCTGCCTTCTGGGGGGAGGGCAGCGACCTGCAGGCGGCCGGCATCGACGCCCCGCGATTTGAATACCGCTTCAACAGTGGCATCGCGGACGGTCTGCTACTTGAAGGTGCGCGCACGAATGCCATTCGCAACAGCATTCTCACGGGCGTGGCGCCTGGCGTGATCGGCTCCGGCGGAGCCTGGCCGACCAACTGGCAGAATGGCGGCGCGAGCGGTCTCACCCGCACGATGTCCGCGCCATATCAGTATCGCGGGATGACCTGCATCGATGTCCGCTACGCCGGCACCGCGACGGATACCGGCGGCTATCCATTGATCTTTGAGCCGCCGTCGGTGATTGCCGCATCGAGCGGTCAGAACTGGACGATGAGCGCCTATCTCGCGCTCGTCGCTGGCTCGATGGCCAATATCACGAACTTTCGGTTCTATATCCCGCCACAGCCCTCCGGCGTCGCCGCAGCCTCCGCGTCGATTGTGCCGGAACTCACCAGCGAACTGAAGCGCTTCGCGTTCTCCTTCAGTTTCGCGACGGCGATCACCCATATCCAGCCGCGCTTCGCAATGAACCATGCGGTCGGGGCGGCGATCGATTTTACCCTGCGCGTTGGCCTGCCGCAGATGGAACTGGGGGCCTTTTCCTCCTCGCCGATCGCCACGGAGACCGGAGCGGTCGAACGCGGTGCTGACCATTTGCAGTGCCCTCGCCCAGGGCTCAGCCCTGTGAGCCGCATGCTCACCGCCCGCGCCGCCGGGGGAAAAGCGGGTGATCAGGTCTTGTGGCAGGCGGACGACGGAAGCGAGGCCAACAGCCATCGGCTGCTGCGCGACGCAACGGGCATGCTGCGCTACATCGTGACCACCACGGGCACGCCGCAGGCGAACCTGGCGCTTGGCAGCGTCGCGGATGGCGCCCTTTTCAAGGTGGCTGTTCGGGCCGCGCCGAATGATTTTGCCGGCTCGCTGAACGGCGGGGCAGTGGTGACGGACACGAGCGGCACCCTGCCGTCGATCACCACCGAACGCTGGGGCGGCGGCGCGGCGCCCGGTGTCGAATGGTGGGGAGCCCTGGCGAGTGAGGTCGAATTCAATGCGACGCTCGCCAACGCCGATCTCCAGGCGCTCAGCCTTTAAGGGGCCTCTGGCGGGCCCGCGGCGTCGGACGGAGACGCCGCCGCCTTCTACCAGCGCCGTTCGCCGAACGAATCGGTTGCGCGCTGGCGCGTCTGCACCTGGACATATTCAGGGACGCCCTCGGCACGCTGCTGGCGACGGAGCGCCTCGCGCTGCGGGTCGTTCGCGCAGCCGGCAACGGCCCAGGCGGCCACAGCGGCGCCGAGCGCCACGACGATCTTCAGCAT